TAGCGATAAATACTGCGACAAGCACCAACGGCACTATGTCACAATTCAGTTTCCAAACTCAAAACCCTATACAGTGTGTGAGCTTTGCCACAGGGAAGAACAAGATCAACAGAACGCCATCAAAGCACAAGAGCAGTACGAACGAGAACAAGAACAGAAACGCTTGTACTTTCTCAAAGATTTCAGCTTACTGGATGATGATTTGAAAAACGCTAGTTTTGACAATTACAAGGCAGTAACCAGAGAGCAAAAAGAAGACTTGAAAAACGTTAGAAGTCAACTCAAAGGCTACCTTGACGGTCAAGACTACAATATTGTTTTGATTGGTGATACTGGCGTGGGCAAAAGCCATCTAGCTTATTCAGCACTTAAAGCCTTGTCGGATCACACAAAAAAAATGGGGCTATTCATCAACGTAGTAGACCTGTTAGCCAAAATCAAAGAGGATTTCAGTCTTGAAGCTGAGTATATCAGGCGCATATCTGAAGCTGAATGGCTTGTGCTCGACGATTTAGGCACTGAAAAAGTGACAGAGTGGTCTAATGGTATCTTGTACAGTATTTTGAACAAGCGTACCAAGACTATCATTACCACTAACCTAAGCCCACGGGATATCATGGGCACTTATGGCAAGCGTGTCTATTCTAGGGTTTTCAAAAAGACAGGACTTGGAACGACGAATGAACACGTTTATCAATTCAAGACACAACAAGACAAGAGGATGATGCTTTGACGGAAAAAGAAGTAAAACTAAAACTCTTTGAAGACTACGAGCGTATTCATGGCCTTGTATTCTCACAAGAGCATAAGCAGAAAATGATGGATGATTTAGATTTGTATTCATTCATCGAGAAAATTAATGAATATATGTATTTCGCTAAGAAATCAACGCAGATTTTTAGCGCACACTAGAAAGCCCAAAGGGGGACAAAAACATGACAAATCAACTACAAACACAAAACAAAAGGGATATTTCAACAGATACAAGTGCTTGGACATTTCAAGATATTAAACGCTACTACGACCCACAAGATTTGTTGACAGAAAAACAAGTTGGACAAGCTTTATCGCTGATTAAAGGTCGTAACCTCAACCCATTGCTAAACGAGGTCTATATCGTAGCTTACAAAAAGAAAAATGGTGGGGCTGAATTTAGCTTAATTGTCTCAAAAGAAGCATTCTTGAAGCGTGCAGCACAAAACCCAAACTATGAAGGCTTTGAAGCCGGAGTGGTAGTTGTCGACAATTCTGGTGATATGGTAGAGCGAAAAGGGGCGCTGTTACTACCTAACGACACGCTTGTTGGTGGTTGGGCAAGAGTTTACCGCAAGAATTTCAAGGTTCCTGTAGAGGTTTTTGTTAGTCGTGAAGAATACGATAAAAAGCAAAGCACTTGGAACGCTATGCCAGCTACCATGATTAGAAAAACCGCTCTTGTCAATGCCTTACGTGAAGCTTTCCCAGAGGATTTAGGAAATATGTACACTGAGGATGACGGCGGTGAAACTTTCGACAGAATCAAGGATGTAACGCCACAAGAGACACAAGAGGATGTTAGAGCTCGTAAGTTGGCGCAAATCGAACAAATGAAGCAAGAACAAACGCATCTCCAACAAACAAGTGAAAGCGATTCTCAACCGGTTGCCAACTCACAAAACGAGCCAGTTCAAGGCGAACTTCTCGACTATTAACGAGGTGTGAACAATGCAAGAATTACAAGTTAATATTGAACAAGCCAAAGTTGAGATTGTAGGGCAAGAGGTTTTTGAAAAAGGCATTGCTGATGTAGTTGCTAAGTATCAAAATTACACAGTCACCGCTGGCACTATCAAAGACGACAAGAAAGTCTTGGCTGAATTACGAAAATTAACCAAGCAAATTTCAGACGAACGTATCAAAATCAAGAACGAGTTATCAAAACCAGCGACGGATTTTGAAAAATATATCAAGGAAACAGAGAAACCTCTTAAAAACATTATCAACCAAATTGCAAATGATGTGAAAGAGTTCGAAAATCATCAAAAAACACTGAGATTGGACACGGTTAAAAGTTATTTAGCTAACAAAGCCAGCGAATATATGATTGACCCTCGCATTTTTGACGGAAAAGCAACGGAATACCTCAAAAATGGCGATTTTATGGCGGACGGTGTAACTCTTAAAAAAGCGACTATGAAGGCATTAGACGACATGGTTACTTTTGAATATCAAAAACAAGAGGAATTTAAAAAAGCCACTCAATCCATATCCGGACTTTGTTCAGAGTACGGAATGACCGACCAACCGTATATCCGCATGCTTCAAAATCTGACATTAGCAGAGGTGTTAGATCAGATTCGTTCAGACCATGCTTTTGAATTACAAAAGCAAGAAGCTGAACGCAAAAGACAAGAACAAGAAGCACTACGACAAGCTGAATTACAAAAGCAAAAAGAAAAAATAGTAGAAACAACACCAACGGCATTAGTTGTTGATTCAGAAACAGGCGAAATTATCGAAAACACGCCAACAATTGAAGAAGCTAACATTCCAGAATCAAAACGTTATCGCCAAAAAATGACACTTGAAGTCTACTTTGAAGATTCAGACGATAAAGACAGATTTAAACGTTTACTTAGCGAAAACGGTTGGGAATACAAACAAAACTACACTGTCAGCGGCTATCAAAACATAGCCAGTATGACCGAAGAAGAATTGAAAATACATTTAAGTTAATGTCAAGACCAAAATCTAAACCCACGTTGGATGACTTCATCTAGAATAAAGAAAAGGAAAATAAACATGATCAATAACGTTGTATTAGTTGGTCGCCTAACCCGTGACCCAGAACTAAAATACACGACCAGTAATATCGCAGTAGCTACATTCAGTCTTGCGGTTAACCGTAACTTCAAAGATGCTAACGGTGAGCGTGAAACAGACTTTATCAACTGTGTTATCTGGCGTCAGCAAGCTGAGAATTTGGCTAACTGGGCTAAGAAAGGCGCATTGATTGGAATCACTGGACGCATCCAGACCCGTAGCTACGAGAATCAGCAAGGTCAACGGGTATATGTGACTGAGGTTGTCGCTGAGAACTTCCAAATGCTAGAAAGCCGTGCAGCGCGTGAAGGTGGCAATGCTAACCAAGGCAACACATCGGGAGCGTTCGGCAATGACAACGGCTATGCAGGGCCTTATGGTCAGCAAGCACCACAACAGCAAGGGCCAAACTTTGCAAGAGATAACGGTCCGTACGGGAACAGTAGCCCAATGGACATCACTAGTGATGATTTACCCTTCTGAGAAAGGAAAAATAAATGGAATTTAAACCAATAAAAGGTTACGAGGGCATTTACGAGGTGTGTTCAGATGGAACAATTTGGACTTGCTACGGAAAAACAACTTACAGCAACTACCACGGGAAAATTAAAAAGCGTGTGTGGAAGCGTAGGCAGATAAAACCCCAGATACAAAAAAGGGTCAGAAGTAAACATAGCGATAAAAGGGTTAAGCTATGGAAGGACAAAAGAATGAAAACACATCTAGTGAGTAGATTAGTTGCCACAGCTTTTATACCAAATCCAGAAAATAAAGGATTTGTAAACCATAAAAACGGAAACCCTTTAGACAATTCCGTAGAAAATCTTGAATGGACGACAAGGAGTGAAAATCAGTTACATGCTTTGAAAACAGGTTTAATGAGTGCGAGCAAAAAAGTTAAATTAAAAAGGTTGGTGAACGGCAACGAATATCAATTCTGTAGCTTGGCAGAAGCTAGTCGTTTTTTAGGAAAAAGTCACGGATTTTTAAGTCGAAAACTAAAGGACGGCAAAAACATAAAGGGCTACGAGATCACTTTAGTTTAGAAAGATAGTGAAAACATGAAAATGATTTTAAACATCGAGCCTAAACCACAAACAAGGCCGCGATTCAGCAAATTCGGGACTTATGAAGACCCCAAAATGAAGGCGTGGCGTCGTCAGTGCTCGCAACTTATCGAGCAAGAATATGACGGGCAATTCTTTGGCGGCCCGATTATGGTTGATGTCACCTTTTACATGAAAGCCCCGCTTAACGTATCAAAAAACCCCACGCCAAAGGCTAGAGCTAAAACGTGGGATACATTCAAGAGGTTTATGTCCGAAACGCTGTGGCATGCGAAAATTCCAGACGTTGATAATCTGGTCAAATCGCTCTTTGACAGTATTTCAAAAGCTGGATACAACAAAGTTGATAAGAAGGGTATCGTGTGGACTGATGATAGTATTGTTTGCGATTTAAGAGCTCGCAAGAAGTACAGCCCTAATCCACGCATTGAATTTGAAATCAAGGAGTTGGAATGAACAGCAAATACAAAGACAAGCTGGTCGGTGTGCATGCTCCGGGAAATTACGACCACACAAGCGTATTAGGTCAAACACAAGAGTTTTCGAAGTGGTTCTGGGCTAATCATGAGGATATGGAATTTATCAGCGCTAAGCTAGGAATCAACGCAAAGAAACTCAACCGCATTCTAACGCTGGAGCAGTTACCGGATGAAGAATTACTAAGAAAGATGGTAGAACTATGCAAGTAAAGGAATACGCCTTATACAAGGGCGAGGAATTACTGGCGATGGGGACCAAACGTGAAATCGCTGAACAATTGGGTGTGTCAGCTAGCACAATCGGGTACTATGGCACACCGGTGTATGCTCGAAGGACTAGCGAGAATGGAAGGAGATTAGTAGAGATATGAAATACAAAGTTATCGTGTACTACGACAATATGCCAGACAGTGAGCATATTTTCAACAATAAGAATGACGCTATCAACGAATTGCACCGCTTACGAGGTGTCAAATATCGCAATTCTAGGATGCATACAGTGGAGTTGGTCGAATGCGGTGGATAGTACGAGTAGCACGCACAATGGATGATGTTATGGAGTGCCATTTCACAGATAAGCGCAAGGCACTGGAACACGTTGAAGCATTGAAGAAGTTAAGCATGGCAGTAGACGCTACTGTATGGATGGAGGAAATTGATGACTAGACAAGAAGTAATACAAACGCTATCGAAGGTAGGGAAGATTTCTGTATCGTACGCAGAGGACCTATATGATTCTTTCTTCCCTAAGCCAGTCGTGCCGCAATTCGTGGCGGATTGGATTGAGTATTGTAAAT